GTAAATGCTGCCGCATGTCCATATTTACCATCACGCGGATATAAATCGACATAAAAATGTCCAATCAGATTACATACTTTTTCGGAAGAATTGTCGTATACAGCATAACATTTCACAGAATCATGCCATGATTGGTCAGCGTTAACAGAAACCTCTTTAATTTGAAGGCTGAAAATATCTTCAAAAGTGCCTAGAAGATTGGGTAATAATGTTTCCAATGGAAAATATTCCTGAACCAACTTTTGGTCATATTGAAGAACCTCTTTTTTATACAGATTTGTATAGTAAGAAAGATTCCATGATTCCATATCATCCTTGTTAAAATGCTGTGCTATTTTATCCTTATCTGATTTCGACGCAGACTTCATTTTTTCTAACAATTGTGTTAGAAAATCATCAACCTGTTTCGCATTAGAAGCCATTCTTCGGTGAGATAAAATATAATCACGATAACTAGAAAAACCGAGTAACTCTGCCTTTTCTTTTCGCAAAATAAGTGTTTCTTTTAATAATTTTTCATTACCAAAGGGTTCTTTACCTCGCAATCCGAACAATTTACTCAATGTTTTACGTGTATTTTCAATATTACAATAAGGCATAATCATATTAATATGGTCGTATTTTGTGGTTACTTTATATTTACCGTCTTTTTCTTCGAGGGTGTCGATAAAATCGGTAGCAACACCATCAAGCTCTTCCTTTGTAAAAAGGAGGTAGTCGTCAACTTCATTTAAATTATTACTATAGGTAATACTCATTTCGGTAAGCTTCTGATTTATAGTTTCAAGTTTATCACGTGTATCCTTATCAAGGTGAATACCCTTGTGTTTATATCCCTCCATTGTGCGCTGTAAATATAACTGTTCCTCTCCTTCAAGTTCGTTTTTAAACTGAGTATGAAATTTGTCGATTGTATTATACACATCAACATTCATAGACCATTTATTACCAAATTCGGATACTTTTTTAGAGGCTTCCACTGAAGCTTCGCGGACCGTTGATTCAGGGTGAACATATTGCATAAAATCCATACATTCTAGTTTTAAATCCCAATCATCGGTTTGTTCGAAATGTTGAAAAAATTCATTCTTGGTGGAAAATTCTCTACCAATAAAATCGGTATACCAACCATTGTATTGTTCAAGAATTGAAGCACATTGAGTTGTAATAGAAACTGCAGTAAGGGGGAATTCAAAATTAGCGGGTAAAGCCATGGATGCTGCTAATAATAATAATACAATCAATTATTTATATTGTATTATTTCAATTTATTTATTGTAAATGGTTGTTATACTTAGAGTCCTCCGGGGAAACCAACAAGGTTAGCACCAATACCGAATCCGGCACCACCACGGGCAGAAGAAGCCATTGTTGGGACAAAGACATCTAACACGCTGAATGTAGCAGCGGCGGTAAGGGCGATGATGATAACCTCCTCAACCTTAAGAGATTGCTTAGGGATAGCATAGGCAGCAATAGCCACCATGAGGCCCTCAATCAAGTATTTGATAGCACGCTTAACAAGTTCGCTAAAGTCGAATAATCCACTCATTGTCTGTTTATAATATAAGTAACGAAAAAAAAACTAACATGGATAATACTAATGCGCTAAATATCAAGAATATTCTTTTGTTACAAAATTACTTAAACATTGATATATGTATTATCTCATAGTTTTACTAAATGTCTAGTGTTGAACGAAAAAATTTGAGCGACGGAACCCCCAATCCTAAATATGTAGATGTTCTAGATGAAGATGCGGGAATATCCGGACAAAAATTTACATGTATTTCGTTCTTGTCTCCTGAAAAGATTCTAGAAAAACGCGAGTCATATTTGTTTCAACAATTTGTGCACCAGTGGGATTTTACCAAGTCAATGACGAAGTTTGGCGATTTTGTGAATTTTATTTCTTATAAATATAACCTGAATGTTGAGAATGTAATGGCGGATTACAACGATTTTTGTAAAGAAGAGCAGGAACGCCTAAAAGAAGGTTCGGTATCAGATGATTATCAAAATTTTTTGGATAAGAATGAGGAACGATTCACCGAAACATTTAACCGCGACCATGCATTCCAAACATCCGTTCGTGGGTTGAAAAACAGAGGTAACTTCCCAACACAAGAAGAGGCTGAACAACATTGTAAACGTTTGCGTGAGAAAGACCCCAATCATGATATTTTTGTCGCACCAGTAGGCATTTGGCTTCCTTGGGACCCCAATGCATACAAGACTGGTCGTGTTGAATTTATGGAAGATGAGTTGAACAAGCTTCATCAAGAAAAGATCAAGAACGAGGCGAAGGCAAAGGACGAATTTGATAAGCGCGTTAAAGAAGCCAAAGAGAAGGCCATTGCCGATAATATCAAGAAGGCGGAGGAGTCGGGTAATGTGTTAACTCAAACATTGAACGATGAGGGTGAATTAGTCGGTGTGAAGGATACCATTGATTTTGAAACTCGCGATGTAGCAAATGATGAAGACCGTGAGGCACACGCGAAGGAAGTCATTGAAAATGCAGGAGCATCCGCTGCGGATATTCAAAGCGAATTTGCCGATTCAAGTAAAACGGAGTAAGTATATTGAAACATAATTAAAACATATAAAATCGTTCATTTTCTATGTTTTTTTACCATTTACTAGATGAGGTCTTTTTTACATTTATTTGTTGCCCTGTTCTACGTTTTCCCTTACTTGGGTCATATGCTTCATCTTCATCATCAGAACCCATATTCTTGGAAATTTCCCAAAACTCTTTTGAACCTAGTTTAAAATCGGGTCTATTTTCTGCTTTATACCAGAAAATTTGGTCGTATAATTTGTTGGATTTCGCATTGTTATTGATCACTAAACACTCATAATTCTCAGTGGTTTGGTCCATTACAGATGAGAACGACTCTAATGTAGGAAACATGGAAGCATAATTTTCCCAAATACGTTTTCTATTCGTCATATATGGTTCACGTAAAATAAACACATAATCAATGTTTGTTCGTAAATTAGGAGGTATGCCTAAAGGATATTGCATAGTAATGATAAGCATCACTTTCCAATGACGACCATTCATAAAGAGTAATCGCATCATTTTATCACGTGTCCATGTTTGGTCATATAAACAATCATCTAAAATCACAAATGACCGAGGATCTATCGTCGTTTTTTTATACATTTCCACGTCTTTATTCATCTGTTTAAGAACCGCTTTTTGACGCCGTAATACATTTTCAATAAGAACCGTGTTATATTCCTCATGAATAAATAATTTCGGAACATGCTTGGCGTAAAATCCATTTCCTGCCTCTGTTCCGGATATAACGGTTCCAATTGGGATATCTTGGTGATGATACAATAAATCTCTTACTAAAAATGATTTACCTGTATCACGCCGACCAATCATCACAATAACTGGACCTTTATTCTCATTTGGTTTAAATGTTATCCATCTCATATCAAATTTTTTTAGTTCTAAAGTCATGTGTGATATATACTAAAGTTTTTAGATTAAAAATACGAAATGCAGACGGATAAATAATTCACGTTTATTTCTGTCGAATATTCTATTTATACACCCTATATTAGATAACTACGATAATGGTGAAATTTACACTAAATTATTCAAAACCAACCAAGATTAACCTAGATATTTTAGGAGAACAATACCAAAATCGTAATGGAGATACTATTAACGGTATTCATTATAATCCGTATAATATACAACATTTACAATTGTATAATCCTATTTATACCTGCTTTTTTGATATGAATAATAAGAATTTCGACCGTATCGCATTGAACCATCCATATCATATAAATGATTTAACGCATGTTCAAAATATGGATACTTCCGAAGTAAGTGAAAAAAACGTTTTTGTGAAATTCTCACCCCTTATTGATCCTTATCGATACATGATTGGTAAATATGATACCAACAATACGAACATTCGGACAATGCCTCGATTTGATTCAACTGATGAGAGCGTCCACAAAAAAATAATATGTCCTCATAATGCTTCTTATGTCGACGCATTTTTCAGTTACCTTTCTAGTAATTTATTACATACTCACGATTTTATACATAGTGTCGATTATTATGGTTCATATACCGGTTTACAAGACTCTTTTCGTGTATCCATTTCCGATGATTTGGAATTTTTACGCAATTCTCGCTTTTTTAATGATAACATTGGAAAACTTTTTGTTATTGAAGATAACGAATTATTACATAATGGCTTAGATGTAATTGCTGGTTCGAGACAAAATAAACATCGATTATTATTAGAAGATACTGATGATATCAATCTGGACTGCGATTTGTTACCTGATATCGAAAGTGAAATTATTGGAAATAATCACGCGGAAAACATGGAAACAATATACACCAAACATTCTCGTTCTAGTCAGTCAACATCTGACGATTCTTCGTCAGACAGTGATTTAAATTATAGCTCGTCTGACGATTCCGATTCCGACTCTGATGCGGCACATGGAACCAATTCTGACTCTTGTTCAGATGAAAGTAGTGAATTTACAGACGAGGACGAAGAAGACATATTTGCTTATATTCATAATTTTCCAATGCAGATGATATGTATGGAAAAATGCGATGGGACTTTGGACGAATTGTTTGTTAATGACGAAATAACCGTCGATAATGGCGCCAGTTACTTATTTCAAATAATTATGATTCTTTTCGCCTATCAAAAGGCTTTTCAGTTTACACATAATGACCTACATACAAACAATATTATGTATGTAAACACGGACAAACCATTCTTATATTATAAGAACGCCGGACAAACATATAAGGTCCCAAGTCATGGTCGTATTATGAAAATGATTGATTTCGGAAGAGCTATTTACAAATATAAGGGAAAAACATTTTGTAGTGATAGTTTCGCACCCGACGGCGATGCAACCACACAATACAATATGGAACCCTTCTTCAATAAAAATCGCCCAAGATTAGAACCAAATAATAGTTTTGATTTATGTCGATTAGGTTCCTCCATGTTTG